CGGAGCCGCAACTGGATGTAAACCCCGACACGGAAACCTTCATGGTTGTCTTGCCGCTGCGCTATGCGTATTGGCTGCGCCACCGCGCCGACCTGTTTGGGGATAAGCCCGAAGCGCATGTGGAACGCATCTTGCGCGAATACAAAGCGCAATATGACCAGAGCCCGGCCAGCACGGGCCGCTTGGCGCCGCCCGAAAAGGGCGAAACCGCCGTAACCTTCCGCCGGCAATGAGGCTTTTGCCGCCCATGCCGCCAGCCGCGCCAGACATCCAATATTGGTGTGTGGCCTTTCCGGCGCAGACCTTCGGCGCACCCCCGCCTTGGTATCTGCGCCGGCTTGATGCGCGCTGGCGCCATTGCCTGGCACTGCGGATGGTAGGGCCGGATGCCACGCTGATTGCTGAGCACGTGGGCAGCTATACGCGGATGGAAATTCAGCCGCGCAAGCTGGGCGATGCAATACGCGAATTGCAGGAAGTCAATGCCGCGCTGATCCTATTGGTTGAGGAACAGCGCCCCAAAGCACGCGCCATGATGCGCGGCCCGCTTTCCTGCGTGGAATTTGTGAAGGCTTTGCTGGGCATCCGCCGCCCCTGGATTGTCACGCCGCGCCAGCTTTACCGGCATTTGCGCCGCCTTGGCGCAAGCCATGTTTTCCCAACCACAGCTTAAGGAGCAAACACCATGGGCGGAGTTGTCGCGCCAGCAGTAGGCGCATTGACCAAGCCGTTAGCAGACGCGGCTGAACGCTGGAACCCAATGCCGCAAATGAAAATGCCTAGCATTCCAGGCCCATCGCCCGAACAGCTTGCCGCGCAGGCGACGCAAGCGCGACTATTGGCGGAACAGGAAGCCGGCCAAAAGGCTACGGAAGAAGCCGCCGCCGCATCATCGCGCGCCAGGCGCGCGCGGCAGGCCGGGCGCCCCAGCCTTTTGCTGGATGAAGTGGGTATCGTTGATGGCACGCGCCCGCTGCAATCCAATATGGGCGGCTGACGCATGGCCATGGAAATTGAAGCGCTGCTTAAGCGCGCCAAGAACGCTGAAATCAAGCGGGATGCCTTCGCCAATTTGATGCGCGAATGCTACCGCTATGCCATGCCGGAACGCGATGCTTGGTCCAGCTACGGCATCGGCCAGCAAAAAATCACAGAAGTCTATGACAGCACGGCCATGATCAGCACCGCGCGTTTCGCAACGCGGCTGGTAAATGCGCTATTCCCGCCCGGCCAGCGCTGGGCCAGGTTGAACCTGCCCCCTGAAACGCCAAAAGCAAAAAAGGCCAAGCAGTTGCAGGAAGACTTGGACGCGATCACAGCCAGGTTATTCGCGCATATCCACGCTTCCAACTTCGATCCCAGCATGCATGAAGCTGCGCATGATTTGGCCGCTGGCGTTTCCGCCATCCTGATCGAAAATGGCCGGCTGGCGACTGACCGCGCGCGCGGTCCCTTGCTGCGCTTTACGAGTGTTCCGGCTGCCTTGGTGGCCTTTGACGAAGGCCCTTTTGGCAGCATTGAAGGCATATTTTATCGGCAACGGATGGCCGGGCGAAACCTGCTAGGCAGCTATGCGGATGCGTCCCTGCCCGCCGATATTCGCAAGAAGATAGACGACCAGCCCGAAGATGAAGTGGTGTTACTGCAATGCACCACCTATGACGCCAAGCGCGACAAATGGTGTTTCCAGGTTCTATTGCAGGACCAAAAGCATGAATTGGTGAAGCGGTATTACCGCACCAATCCCTGGATCATCACGCGCTGGATGAAAGCGCCGGGTGAAACCTATGGCCGTGGCCCGCTGACTATCGCGCTGCCCGATATCCGCACGCTGAATAAGCTGCGCGAATTGTCCCTGATTTCCGCCAGCTTCGCGGTCACGCCCATGTTCACCGTTTTAGATGATGGGGTGCTCAATCCCGATACCGTGCGGATTACGCCCAATGCGCTGATCCCGGTGCGGTCCAATGGTGGCCCCATGGGCCCCAGCCTTCGGGCTGTGGACATGCCCGCGCGGTTCGACATTGCCCAGGCGCTGGAAGCGGAATTGAAAACCACCATCCGCCAAATCCTGTTTGACAATCCCTTGCCGCCCGAAGTGCAGGTGGGGCTGACGGCAACCGAAGTGATTGAAAGGGTGCGCCAGTTCCAAAGCGATACCGGCGCTTTTGGCCGCCTGAATGTGGATGCGGTGCAACCCATTATCACCCGCTGCCTGGATATTCTGGAAGAAGCCGGGGAATTTGCAGAACCGCAAATGGTGGGGGTGACCGATGCGCTGCGCCAAGACCTGATCCGCATTGTGCCGACCAGCCCGCTTTCGGCGGCGCAGGAACGCGCCGATGTGCAAGCCGTGATGCAGCTGGCCATGGGCTTTGCAAATTTGGGCGACATGGGCGCGGCCATGGCCAAGGCTGGGCTGGACCCGAACAAGGCGGGCCGCTTTATCGCGGAACGATCCGGCGTGCCGGCAAGCCTGATCCCGGATGAAAAAGAATTGCAGAATGAAGCAAACGCGGGCGCAGAGCAGCAGCAAATGATGCAGCTGATGCAAAGCCCCGTCATGGCCCAGGTAGCCGGCCAGGTTGCCAAGGCTGCCACCACCCCACCACCCCAACCGGAGCCAATGACATGATACCCGATGATTTTCTGGCGCAATCTATAAACGCAAAGGCGGAAGCAGCCGTGGGCTGGGGTGTCGCCGCTGGCGCTGGCTTAGCCAGCGCAGCCAGCAGACACCAAGACACCGCTTTGGCCGAACACCGTGACCGCTTGCGCGCGGCCTTGGGAAACCCGCCGCAAATCGCCGCCTTGCAGGAAGTGCTGGCCAATGAACGCCCCAGCTATTTTCCGGGCATGGATTTTGCCCAAACCGCCTATCACGAAGGCCGCAAGGCCGCCTTGCGTGATTTGCTCGCCTTCCTGACCACCCCGGAGAATGCGTGATATGCCGCCCGAAGCCGCCACGGAAACCCCCGCCGCCGCGCCAGCCACGCCGCCCCAGGCCGCGCCAGCCGCGCCGCCCGCGCCCGCGCAAGGCGCCAGCAACATTGATTTGTTCGAAGGTGTGGATAGTACTGCGCCCGCGCCTGCCCCCGCCACACCAGGCACGCGGCCTGAGAATATTCCAGAACAGTTTTGGGATCCGGTCACCAATCAGCCGCGCGTTGAAGCAATGGTTAAAAGCTGGAAGGATTTGCGCGCCAAGGTAAGCCAGGGCATCGGCAACGCACCGGAAAGCCCGGATAGTTACGCCTTTCCGCAGATTGAAGGGCTGACCGCAGAAATGATCCAGCCCGATGATCCGCTTTGGAAGCAGGTGCGGGAAAGCGCGCATAAGGCGGGCGTCACGCAGCAGCAGCTTGAAGCCATTGTCGCGCCGTATCTACAAGACACCTTGGGCCGCATGAAACAGCAGCCGGCCGCTTCCCCGGAAGAAGACGCCGCCGCGCGCCAGGCCGCCCGCACCGCGGAATTGCAGAAGCTTGGCCCCAATGGCGATTTGATGGTGAAGGACATTGCAGGATGGATCAACGGCCTGCAAAGCCGAGGCAGCCTGACGGAGACCGAAGCGAAGGCGCTGATGCAAGCTGGCAATGCAGATGGGATTCGCGCCCTGGCCAAGCTGCGTGCCCTGGCCGGTGAAAAGCCAATCCCGCTGGATAGCCTGGCTGACAATAGCATGAGTGTGGCAGATGCCCGCGCGCTGATGATCCAAGGCAATATCGAAAAAAGCGCCGGCAAGGATAGTGGCCAGGAAAAAATTGACCGCGCCCGCCGTGCACTGGAAAGCCTGGAAAAACGCGGCTTGCTTTCAGTGTGACATAAAACAGCTTGACCCGACGCGTAGCGCCATGGCTTTTTCATCGGGCGACTATCACTGCCTTTCCTTCTCATGCGACACCAGGGCGGCGGCGTTGAAAACCGCCGCCCTGACATGGCGAAATAGGCAGGGATAGTCGCCGCAAAGCGGGCGGCGGCACAGCCCGAAGCGTAGGACCCGCTATCCAAAGGCCCATCCGCAAGGACCCTGACGGCGCGGCTCTATCCGAAGCGAGCAGTTTCAGCTTTCTTCCGAAGGAGCTTTGCGATGGCCCAGAGCCTTAGCGCAATTGCACAAATTGAATTCGATGCAGCCGTAAAGGCTGCCTATCAATCCGCTGGCTTGCTGCGCAGCCATGTGCGGGTGAAGAATAATGTGATCGGCAACACCACGCGCTTCCGCCGCGTTAGCCGCGGCGTGGCCCAGCCGCGCATCCCGGGCAGTGACGTGACGGTGATGAACACGCAATACGCGGAAGTCAGCGCCACCCTGACGGATTGGATTGCCGCTGAATATACCGACAAGCTGGACCAGCTTTTGGTGAACTTCCAGGAACGCGACATTCTGGCAGGCAATATCGCGGGCGCGTGCGGCAGGCGCCTTGACCAAATGGTAATTGTTGCGCTGGACGCGGCCTTTGGTTCGCCCAATATCGCCGCCGGTGGCACGGGCTTGACCGATGCCAAGCTACGCCGCGCCATGGCCCTGTTTGATGCGCGCTCCGTGCCAGCAGGGCAGCGCAAAATGGTTATCAGCGCCCGCGGCAAAGAAGACCTGCTCGCGGAGCAGCGCTTCACCAGCAAGGAGTT